CAGGTAGCGGTACCTCCCTCTTTTATAAAATCAGGTATTCTTTTATACTGTGGTATATGGCTACCAAAGACCCAGAAGTCCTCCATGACACCACAAAGCAACTCACACTGCGCCCGTTCGTAGCGATAACAGAAAGTGACACTGATAAGGTCACCACTGAGAGCGACCTTAACATCCTTAACAATCACCTGGAGTTGTGTAACGCTGCATTACCGAGCGTCCACTCTATCGTAGGTCTTTGTATGCTCTCGACCACAGTTACCAAACTTATCGAGACACGCAGGAAAGTTAAGAAGCTGGCCTATGGTTCATCGTCAGCCAGCTCTAAGGTGTATGAGGTATTAGAATAATTTCCGATTTATAAAGTCTGACAACTTTCCGTTATAGTGTCCCTTTATATAAGGAATCTTCTTACTCACCTGTTGATTATATGCCTGCACTGCAAGGTCAAAATCTCGACTCGTCTCGTTGCCGTATGTTTTGATTTCCCGTGTTTGTCCAGGGAAAAACCCGTGGTGTATTACGGCTGACTGGACTGCAAGCATCGCAGCATCAGCCTCATCAGGCGACCGACCGAGCAGGCTGCTTACGCTGTTCATTCTTTTCTTATATGTGTCTTTCTTTTCAAGCAGCTTCTTACCACCCTTCTCTTCAATCAGGCGTGTATGGAGCTGGCCGTATGCGAGAGCGTCAAGACCGAATATTTGCCGGTGGGATATAAACTCACGTCCCTTAAACCACATCTCGTGAGCTGATGAGATGACGACATCGAAGGATTTGGTATTCCGTGTACCAATGTTAGTGCTGTATATCTTGGTAGGTGTAAGCCCTGTACCAGATCTAAGCTGGATGACATCAGCCAGACCGCGCCCCTGTCCCGATGCGTCTACACACAAATGGTTAAGAGGCACACCGTAGTGTTGTAGTACAGTGATTACCTGATCTGCTATTTGGATCTCTGCAGACTTCCCAGTGTTGGCGAGGATCTTAAGCACGAATACAAATGCCTCCCCCCTGAAGTCTAGGACCATTGAACCATTGACATGATGTCCCAGTACTGCCAGGCGGAGTACACATTTATCGCCTCCTGTAGAAAACGCTGGGTCCAGTCCAGCAACTACATGCAGTGGGTATTTGCCGCTGAATTCTGCGTTCATTGTAGGGTCGTAATCCTTGAGGAACGCTTCCGATACAATTGTCTTGTCGGTAGACTTGTTTCTCCAGAATCCCATGGTGAATCTCCAGAAGGCTTCGGAGTCAGTGCCTTCTTCTCTTTCCGCACGTATCAGGGATTCTTCTGTCATGAGGAAGCTGGAGAGTGCTTTCTTTTTTATCGGGTCTGTCTCGTGTATGGCTGGTGAGTCATAGGGATTAAAATACAGGCAGATACCATTTGGCTGGGTTGTCTCCCAACGGAAATCCTTAGCAGGGTTTATGTTTTCCCATCCGACTTTCGGAGTGGAGAGTGCTCCGTGGAGGTCGGTTATTGAATCTGGGTTACCGATGGCGATTGCCTGGAAGCGGTCTTCTAATCCTTTCTTCAGGTTCGGCATTGCATTCATGATAGCGACGGGCATGTGTGGGGCTTCGTCAAGAATGAGGAGAAGTGCATTCTTTGGATGTCTTCCAATGATGTCCTTGATAGTGTCCTCATCAGACCCCTGCTTGGCTGCGATGCCAAAGATGCCGTGTATGTGGTCAGGTGGCTGGATGGAGATTGATGGTGGAGGGGACGTACGGATAGACAGTGGGAAAGGTACCGACATCTCCTTAAGTGCTCTCAGGATGTAGCCGTAGATACGGGACTTGAGTGATTCAATTGTTGTGGATGTTACGATGACTGCACGTTTGTGTGGGAGTGCGAGCCAGAAGAGTGACCCTATGTATGAAGCGGCCTGTGTTTTTCCTACACCTCCCCCCGCAGCGAGGGTGAATACCTCGGTCTCGTGGTTACAGTGTTCTCGGAACATGCGTTCCATCCAGTAGTTGTATGTAGGGATTTGCTTAGGCCACAGGATGTCAAACGCTGCTTTCATGGCGATGTAGCGCGTGTCGTGGGATTCGTGTACACGGTATGTCTTTAGATGTATGGAGAGCGGGTCGGCCAGTGGGAAGGATTTACCATAGGCCCAGACTATATCCCCCTGGACATCGAATCCGGCGTCTATACAGGCATCTCGTTTAGTGTAGTGTGCTGCTGGCATATCTATGTTAGGATCGGGCTACACATTTTATCCACTGCATTACAGTGCGTATGTTTAGAACATTCAAACCGTTTGAGGCTTCTGGGGCAATCGAGTTCAAAGACCCTGACAACGGCCATATATACACGAATACCACACTCGCTGGTTTATACAGAGACATAATAACATACAGATTACAGAATAGGCTTGCACCTATCGAATTCCTACGCGAGGTCGTAGACAACTACATGTGCGGGTTACCGTGCAATGTGGGGAAGTGTAAGGAGCTGACACTGGGTCGGTCGGTAGTGCAGTACCTACACGGAGGTATGTCGCTGCTCCGTAATATGATGTTTCCACGGTTCGCGTCCCAGGCAGAGGCCGAGGTACGGGCTAAGCAATGTGTGGCCTGCCCACATAATACGTTTCCTGATAAGGGGCCATTTATGGCCTGGTCTGATGAGGTCGCTATTCAGCAGGTTGGAGAAAGGAAGACCTCGCTGCATAATGAGCTTGGCAACTGCGGTGTATGTACCTGCCCACTGAGGAGTAAGGTATTCGTAGCACCTCCGTTGCCTGCGTTTCCTGACAATGAGGTACAGGAGATGAGGCATGTCAAATGTTGGCAGCTTAAGCTGAGTGGTCAGGAGTAACCTATGTACCTAGATTCAATATCCCCGTTCATCCGTGCAATGCTCGTACGTAACGCAGATGGTAGCGTGACAGCACCGGATAATATATTGAAAACAGTGTCTGCAGCGTACCAGCAGTACACAACACTAAGGTCCGACCACATAGAGCGTATCAAGGTATATGCAGCAATCGAGGGTATGATTGGTGGTAATACTCCCTACAGCCAGGAAGAACTGGAAGAGAATGGGCTAGGCCACATAACGAACTACAATAATTTCAAGGCTCGGTCGTCATACGAGAAATCGGCAGGGGGTTTTTGGAACCTCATTAACAGTACGGAAGTGTTTGTAAAGATTGTGATTGGGTTAAAGATACCCAAAGCTTCCGAGTACGCAGGCATAATCGCAAGGCATTTCAGCGATATCGTAAAGGAATGGGAAGACTTCGCTCCTAATTTCAACCTGCTCGGAGCGCAGCTTGTAAAATTCGGGCTTTGTCCTGTCATATTCCCACACGAAGAATCTCCAATGTGGGAAGTGGTGGACGTGTCTCGGTTCTACATTCCATCAAACGCACAGACGTTTATTAGTAAGCTGTCGAATGTATCCGTAGACACGACATACACCGTGCAGGAACTGTACCAGATATACGAGAAGGCAGAGGATGGTGGACCATGGAACAAAGAAGCACTTGGAGACTTTCTTATTCTTCGTGCTAATGCATTAACGGTAAACACGCAGTCCCCCGTCTTCGATACATTGACCTGGCAGAGGTTCATCAATAATAACGACGCAACGGTAAACCAGTATTTTACCGACACTGTTAGGTTGGTGAACATGTACCAGAAAGAATACGATGGGAAGATATCCCATTACATCTTTAGCTCAGACATGTTCAACAATGTATCCGTTGGGTCTGATGTCACCACCCAAGACTTCATGTACTTCGTAGATAGACAGTACAGCAGCATGGAGGAAGCAATCATTGTATTCACTGCCTCCCCTGGTGAGTGGTGTGTGCATGGTAACCTTGGACTTGGGCAGAAGATGTACGCCGCATCGCAGGCGATTAACATGCTTGATTGCTCCATTGTTGACATGGCGAAGATGAGTAGTACGCCACTCATACGAACGCTCGCAACTGGTGGACGTAACGCAGAGGCAATCAGATTCTGGTCTGGTGTACCTACTGATATCGGGGCTGCAGAGTTTGTACAGAATAACCTTGGAGCCAATATCGAACAGCTCGTAGGTGCTTCTCAGTACCTAACCCAATCGATTGACATGAACGCGATTAATAGTGGGGATGACCCGTCCGTTCCTGACAGGTCGCAGGGTTCGATATCACCGTCGGAAGCGCGGCAGCGGTCGTTTAGGGAGTTCGGTGTTCTTAAGAACATCGTTGCTCACTTCTACAACACGTTTGATAAGGTGGTGCGGCTTACATTCGTTCGGTTCCTTACGATGAAGGAAGGGGCTCCTGGGTATGAGCTGGCGAAGGAATTCAAACGCAGGTGTCTGGAAGACGGAGTACCTGAGATTTTATTTGACACGGGTAAGAAAGGACTGCACGGGTTGCCTATTCAGTTTAGGTCAGTTAAAGCTGCGCGTGTTGCAGGAGACGGGTCAACACTTGCTCGTATCATGGGGCTTGAGTCACTGCAGACAATTGCTCCTACGTTCAATCCACCGGAAATGGCGGCGTGGAAACGTGAATGGGTAACAGCGACGATGGGTGTGGATTATGTGGATACGTTTGCAACTGATGATGTGGGTGATGAGATCACTGGTGGGGCCTCACTGGCGAAGGTGGAAAACGGATTGATGTCGCTTGGCAAGGAAGTGCTGTTCAGCCCTGACAATGATCAGTCAGCTCACGCTGATGAACATATGGGCGAGGGTAGTAGACTCGTGCAGGCGGTGTCTCAACAGCAGATGTCTCCAGTAGATGCGGATAAGATAGCAGCGTTACTATTGCCGCATCTGACGGAACATATTCAGTTCATGGCAAGAGCGCCTATGTTCTACGCCGAGACAATGAGGCGTATTGAGGAACCGTATAACCAGTTCGTCAGATGGGCACAGCTCAATAGACGTAACGCTCAAGCAATGATTACCGCAGCTATGAGGAAGCAACAGGAAGATGCTGCAGCTACGCAGGAAGTTATGTCTGACGCACAGCGTAAGGACTTCGTGGCACAACGTGACGCACAGCGTTCTGACTTCAAGGTACAGAAACAGGTCGAGCGTTCGGATAAGGCGAACGAGACAAGGGCTGAGATCATGAAGGAAAAGGTGGAGAAAGATGCTGAGATAAAGAGACGGCAGGTAGAGCTTGAAGCGGAGAATAAGAGGCTTGCTACTGCTAAGGGGAGGAGTCAGGACGAACTGATGAACACGCCTCCTGAGATGCTCTCATCTCAACTGGCAGGGATAATCGGTAACACACCATCAACTGTAGACTTTGAATAAGGATATATGGCCACGGCAAATGTGAACGTACTAGACATAGAGTTTGAACGGTTTAAGAAGAACGGTACTGCAAGACAGATGCTATCTGAAGCAGTGGTGAAACTCCGTGACTCAGGATTCGTTGCATTCCTACGTACATTTGCCAGACCATTCGCTATCAATCAGGGAGCAAATCCCTACCAGTCAGCGTACATGGCCGCGTTTGTCGAAGGATATAACAAAGCACTGGACGATATAATGTATTTCGATGAGCTGTACTGTAATGACCTATCTAACTTTAAGAAGGTTAAAGCAGACTTCGGAGCACTTAAACTGGCACTTGATAAGGGTGACCTTACTAAAAAGGACTTAGATAATGGAAGGTAATGTTGATAACGGTATACAGGTTGAAGTAAAGCGTAGTCCGAACCGAGCAAGGGATATATTAAAGCGCGTACCAGGGGGAGATAAATTCCTTCCTCCAGAGCCTGGTGTTGTTAAGGCTGCTGAACCTGTTGCCGTTGCTGAACCTATAACGCCTCCCGTTATAGAGAGTGCTGCTCCTGTAGTAGAAGAACCTGTTAAGCAGGAACCACAGTACGTCCCATCAGAACCGGAAGACCCAGATGCTGTTGACCCTGATACCATTGGAAACGATGTTAAGGCACCTGCTGGAGAGAATGCTATCAAGCGGTTACGCAGCATTATTAAGAACGTAAGTAAGAAGACAAACGAGTACAAAGCAGAAGCTGAGACACTCAGGAAAAAAGTTACGGATTACGAAACTGGCCTAGCCATGCCAGAATTAGTATCACAACAACAGGCGCGTCTTGAGGAGCTTGAGAAATATGAAAAAATCTACGCTATTAAGTCTTCTCCTACTTATCGTAAAAGATTTGTTGAACCACTTGCAGAAGAAAAAGGGAAACTAAATAAGATAGCCACGGACTACAAGATAGACCCGTCGGTATTAGACGCAGCTTATAATGCTACAAGTGTAGCTGAACAGAATAGAATCCTGTCTGCATACATCAAAGACGACATCGGAGCGTTGGAAGCAAAGAGCATCTTCAGTAGCATGAAGAAGATAGAGACTGATGCTCTTGAGGCAGAGAAGGAACCCGTAAAGGTTCTTGCCCGTATCGAGGAAGAGAATAAGCAAATCGTAGAAGCAGAAAGACATCGGGCAAACGAGATGATTGCCAACACGTCAAGAGACGCCTGGACGGAGAGCCTGTCAGGACTTCGTGAGGATAAGAGGTTCCCAGAGCTGGTATACAGGGAAGGGGACACTGAGCACAATGAAAAGGTAGTCCGACCTATACTTACACGAGCAGGCCAGGAGTACGGAAAGATTATCAAGATTCTCGCACAGCACGGGCTTACGGCGTTGCCTAAAGAAGCAGCGTCAGCAATGAGCCGTATGACTCAACTCGCTCATCAGGCGGGTGTATTGGCGGTTGAGAGGAGTAAGCTCCAGGCCCGTGTGTCTGAATTAGAAGGTATACTAAAGACACGTAATACGGTCGGTAGACCTGGTGTAAATGGTAACTCCAACGCGTCAAGTGTTAAACAGACAGAAGCCAAGGGTCCGGCTGCAGCGGCCAGGAACGTTCTTGGTAGAGTCCTAGACTCCAATAGGAAATAGGTTATTTACATTTAAGTCACTTATAGTCACCCTATAGTTATCCAGGTCTAACCTGCGTACACGGTAAAACTCCGAGGTTCCCTCGCGTAAAGTACGTAGGCACTAATAACTTTACATTTTAAGGTGATTATATGGGGGGTACTCTTACCACTACCGAAACATTCAACCAGGCTTTTCTGGCCGCGACACCTGATATCGCGTCAGAAATCCTAGATCTTTCCTACAAGATGCCAATGTGGTTGGCAGATGTATGGGAACTCAAGCGATGGGAAGCAAATGACAACGTAATGCAGCAGCTTGTATTTCGTGGCTCAATGCCCGAAGTAGAGCGTGGATTCGACCGTTGGAAGAAGCTCGCATCATCGGCTGGTTGTGAACCGTGTACCAACGACTGCTCATATGACTTTACTCAGTTTTCTGGTCATGGCTTTGAGCGTCGGCTTATTTCTCTAATGCGTCGGGAGTTCAAGACGGACACCTACTGCGTCAATGAGATTAAGTCTGCACATGAGTTCGAGCAGACCTTTGCGAAGATCATCGAGAACATTCAAACCCAGGTTGCCTTCTTCAAGGAAATCAACATCGGGCAGAATTTCCTCACTGGTATCGCCAAGAAGCTCATCGTTGACTCTGCCGGTATCAAAGGAAACAGCGCAGACCCTTATCAGTACCGAGCACTTGGTACTGCTACATTGTCTAAGCTGAATGTTCGTATGCTCTCGAAGCTCTATGAGAACCTTCGTAGACGTTCGGACGTTCTTCCTTTCGATGTCCAGAATGGACAACCTATCTATGCAATCTCAGCTTCTGACGAAGTGATGGATGCGATTTACCTCACGGATGCAAATGCTCGTGCTGACCTTCGGTTCAGCTCGGCTGCTGATGCAACGCTCACACGGTATAACTTCATGAGTTCTATTCGTGGGCAGTTCATCAATGCTCCACTTCTCTACCCTCGTAGGTTTAACTACGTGAGTAGCCAGTGGGTTGAGGTGTTCCCATTCGTTAACGGAATCCCTGCTGAACTCGGAACATTCTCTGACCTTAACCCAGCGTGGGAAAGTGCAGATTACGAAGAAGTTCTACTCTACGGACGTAGCCCGTTCTCGGTATTCTACCGTGACCAGATTACGACCATTGGTGAAGGAACATCATTCGGACCTGAGCCGTCGTTCATGAATCAGTGGATGTGGGTCAATCCGCAAACGGATAGCGATCCTTTCCGTCGTTCTGGGTTCTATGCAACTTCTATTGAGATGGCTTTGTCACCTCAATACTCTGGTGGAGTATACGCGATTATGGTTCCTAGACCTCCTCAGAGCATGGTTGCAGAGTTCTTCCCGGCAGCGGTATGTCCTCCTGCAGCTTCTGAGTGCGACAACGAGGTTCCGGCGATCATCAATTGCCCATGTCCTCTTGTACTCAGCGCGACTGCGGATGCGTTCAACGCTGGACGTTACACAATCGTGTTTGGGGTGCCAATCGATGCGGCTGTAAACGATACTATCCAGATCGGCATTGCGACTGGTGGATACCTAACTGGAACGGTGAGCGCAATCTCAACCGACCATCTAACGTTGTCCATCCAGTTCTCTACGAGCACTGTGATTAGTAACTGCAACGGCTTCACGTTCGTCTTCTGTGACGATACGCTTGGCTGTAGCTCCTCGGTACTTCAGGTAAGTGATTGCCGTACGGGTGAGACTGGTAACTTCAAAGTTATCCTCGCTAACCCGATTAAGGCAGTAACTGCTGGTGACATCATCTACGGATACATGGGTGATGGAACTACGCAGCACTTCGATGTTGTGTCGGTTGACATGCAGACCAACGAGTGGGTGCTTGAGTACTCTGCTGGCTACGGGCCAACGGATGACCCAACTGGTGCTGGAACAACTGGGCTTAACACTGACCTCAACTGTGACCGTAATGGCATTGTGAGTGTCTGTGTGCCTCCTTCAACGGATGCAACCTGCCCTGCTTGTGGTACCTCACCTGTGGTCACTGCTTGCGCGAGCTAACACTTTAAAGGGGGAGGGAAACCTCCCCCATTTTGATTAACGGAGTATGTATGGGTGCACATTATTTTCCTGAAGATTATCGAGTTATCGGTAAGCTGATTGGCGCGAACATGAATGTTACGACCGACCAGGGTATTACCATTCAAGGGTTGAACGACCAATTCACTAAGTACGTTGTAGAACGTATCGTAGTGACTAATGCGAGCATCTCGCTTACGACTGCGGCTGGGGGTGTATACACTGCGGCTTCTAAGTCAGGGGCGATTGTTGCAGCAGGTCAAGTGTATAGCGCACTTACCGCAGCGACCAAGTATGTTGCGTTGACCCTCACGGGCGCGTCACTTACGGATGTTCTTACAGTAAGTACGATCTACCTTTCGCTTACCACCGGACAAGGTGCAGCAGCGACGGCAGATGTGTACATCTACGGAAGACTCTTCCAAGGCGCGTAATAAAATAGGGGGAGGGAAACCTCCCCCATTCTTGAGGAACGACTATGGCGATTAATAGTTGTGATATTTGTGGATGTATTCCACAGAACGTTGGACCTGAGTTTTTCAACCAGGCAGCGTTGAACCTTCTGTGTGGTATTCTTGAAAACACTGAAGGTGGAGGCGTCGCCTCGGCGGTCAATGTAAACCAGATAGGTGGTGTAGCCCTTGCATTCGGGCAGGCACTCTCAGCAGCGAGTATTCCTGTTGTACTTGCGAGTGACCAGGATTTTGTTAAGGCAGAAGATGCAGCTCATGTAAGTGGCGACAAGGGCATAATGTCCTTGTCGGTACGACGGGACACTGCAGCGTCAGGAGCAGGTACTGCGGGTGATTATGCAACGATTAATACTGATGCTAACGGACGCCTCTATACGCAGACAGTCGGTGCTGTAGGACATGGACAGACTGCTGTAGAAACACCCGTGATGGTGGGTGCTGTATGTAGGTCGTCAAATCCTGCAGGGTTTACTGCTGGATTATCCATTCTCAACCTTTCCGACCTAATAGGTCGTCAGGTAGTGGCGCTGCATGGGTTGCCTGAGAATACGTGGACATCTGTAAGTGCTGCTGACATTGATGTTGATACGGCGGTAGAGCTTAGAGCTGCCGTCGCATCTACTAGGTTTTACATAAGCGCGCTTACAGTCTCGAATATGCATGCGTCAGTAAACACTCGTGTAGACATATACAGTGGGGCTACACTTATTTGGACAGGGCCAGCGTCAGCTAATGGTGGTGGGTATTCTATAACATTCCCACAGCAAATTAGGTGTGCATCAAATACAGCGATTAACGTGCAGTGTGGTACTGCAGGTGCTGCGGTACGTGTGGCAATCGGTGGAACGTCTAGTGCACAGTAGGAGTGAGTAATGGGTGGTCTAGCGTTGCTTGGTGCTGGAAGTGTCAGTACACCAGCGTCTACGCCATTTAATCCAGCGGATTACGGAACGGTTGCCGTATGGCTGGATTGTAGCGATAGCACTTATTGTCTGGATAGTGGCGGCAATGCAGCAGCACCTGACGAGGCTGTACAGACTCTAACTGATAGGTCAGGGAATTCCAGGTCTGGATTACAGACAACAGGAGCACGGCAGGGATTATGGAGAGCGAGTGTTAAAAACTCTCTAGGTGCGATTGACGTTACACAGAGTAGCTCAAATTGGTATCAGCTACAGAATAGTCTAGGTCTTGTACGTAACGTATCAGGTATGACCTTTGCGTATGTACTTAATCCTGACGACATATCTCAGTTTTTCTGCACTATCGCAGCGTTCACAGAAAATAGTAGCTGGGATCCGCGTGTACGCATCAGGCTTATCGACCAGAACGGTACAGATTACCGCTTCTCGTTCAGCGGTGTTCGTAGTGACAGCGACTCATTAACGACGGTTACACCCGCTGTAGACTTTGCAAAGAACAACTGGCATATCCTGGTAGTTGTTGTGGACTATGCGAATGCGCTGCTTTCCATGTACGTAGATGGTACGGCAATTTACTCTCCGACTGCGTTCCTTACAGCAGGTAGTACGGATAATACCGACAGTCAGATCGGTCCCCCATTGTGTATACAAGACCCTGGGTTAAACTTTGCTTATGACGGGTATCTTGGGGAATGTATAATTTATCAGTCAGCACTTGACGCAACTAATAGGGGAAACCTTACAACGGCGTTAGGTACTAAGTGGGATATAACAGTTGCATAGGAGAATGTATGGGCGGTATTAGAAATAACGGTACGTGGATAGATAATGCAGAAGGTCTTGATATGGATGTTCCTGCATTTGGACAACCTAATGTAGGTGCGGATTCTGCCCCTCTAGGTACGGTAGCTGCTACAGTATTGTCAGCACCGCAGGTTACGGTCAAAGAGAGAACACTTGCATCGACCATCCCTGCAGACGGTACGCTTGAGTTCGATGGAACTGACCTTACAGTAGTTATTGCTGGTTCTCGGATGACTGTTACTGTGAGCTAACATGCCCACATGGGAAGAAGAGGAAGAAACACGTAGGTCCATAGAGCTTCTCGAAGCTATATGGGCCAGCACGTCTTCTGGTTCTACCACAGACATCAATTCATGGGGTGGTACAGTTACTACTCTGGGCCAGAAGGTAAAGGCCCAGAGTGTCCCTGTGACGTTGGCAAGTGACCAAGGTACGCTGGATGTAAACGTCGTATCGGGTACTATTAGCGTAGGTGCTGTCACTGTTAATAACGGTGCAGGTGCATCGGCGGTAAATATCCAGGACGGCGGTAACAGCATCACTGTCGACGGGATTGTAGCAATATCTAACACGACCGTACCTACGGATGACGTACAGTATTCAAAACGTGTAGACGAGGCGTCATCTACTATTACCTATATAGGTGCAGCGACGGTAGGTGCGTCAGACGCAGCGGCTGTATGGCGTATTTCTCGTATGGATACATCTACAGATTTAGTTATCCTATATGCAGATGGGAACGCAAACTTCGATAATATTTGGGATAACCGAGCAGCGTTAAGTTATAGTTAGGAGATTTGTATGAGTGCAAGCAACCAAACGGAAAATGATTTAGTTACGTATATATTTGATACAACAGCACCCTCTTGGGCAGGTAACGCAAACTTCTATGTGCGACTACACTCTGCAGACCCAGGAGAAGCAGGCACCGCAGTAACAAATGAAATCTCCTATACAGGATACGACGGGGTTACTGTATCGCGTACTACTGGGTTTACTATTACTGGTAATGAAGCAAGTAATGCGGCATTACTTCAGTTCCCTCTCTGCACGGGCGGTTCTGCTACGGCAACATACTTCTCTGTATGCACCACGCAGAATGGCGCAGGGCAGATTATTGTAAGCGGTGCGCTAACTTCTTCCTTGTCGATTTCCAATGGTATTCAGCCACAGTTTAACATTGGCGATTTAGATGTGTTAATAGATTAACATGGGATTTATTAACGTAGCAGAGTACGCCAACGCAGATGCCGCAGGGCAATGTTGGATAACACAGTTTCGAAAAGCTGTTACGAGCACTGCTACGATCACATCAAGCTATGTGGACTACACGTATTTTGCGGGTAGTCCACTAGCAAACTTTTATGCGTCCACCCCGCTGGAAGCGGCGCACATAGATTCGACTC